GAAACTTGTATTACAAATTGCTCTGCATTGCTTGTAAGGTTTCTAAGTGAATACGCGCTTATTGGCTCCCCAAACTTTTCTATAAAAGACAGCTCCCTTGGTGCTCCACACTTTGCATAAGGTTTATAAACAGACCCCCAACCTATGGCGTTATCACATACTCCAGAACCCCACCAACTTTTTGTATATATCTCGTTTGCCATTATTTCTTTTTGTATTTTTTCTTTAAAAACACTTTCAGCTTTTCTATGTTTTTATTTTTTGGTTTGTATCTCATAAACTTAAAGCACCCAGCCGTTAAAAGTTGCCTCATAACTAGGATAAATATCATCGTTTTTATTGTTTGTATATTCAGGATATGTTGTCTGGTTAAAACTCATAAAATCAATAAAACGTCTTGAATACCACTCTGCATTTGTACGTGCTTTCTCTACTAAAAAATCAACTTCATTTTTGTCTACCGTCTGCGAATTTTCAGAATTATGTTTAAAAACTCCCCCGTTAGAAATTTGATACGCAGCAAATGGAATATAATTTCCCTGGGCATACCAAATCAACATGGTTACAATATAATCGTCAAGGACAAGCTTCCATCGGGCATTAGCAGGCAAATCAATACCCGCTACAATAGCTGCTGTTAAACCTTCATACATTTTAGTACCTATAATCTGTTGTATGTCGATTTCTTGCGCAATTTTAATAAAGAAAATAAATTTGTCGGTATTAATTGACCCGTCTAAAATTGAGTTTCTTACTAAGTCTGTTCTATTTATAAAAAGTACTGTCGCCATTTATCTTCTTTTATTAGTTGGTAAAAACCCCTCATTAGGCATATCTATTGGTTTTGTCCCCACAAGAGTGCTATTTCTTTTTTGCTTAAAACCTTTTCTTTTTGCTTCTCTTACACTTATAACAGGGGCTAGGGGACTATTAACATCGATACGTTTGCTATCTAGTTTAAACATATACGTTTTGCGCATCCAAAAATGATGGCAAGCACCGCCTCCTTTATATAAATCAGTTCTTTCGCCCCCTTTGTGTAGCCAAATAGAATAGGTATCTACTCCTTTGGGCCCCCAACCTGGGTTCACGGCCATTGTGCTCATTGCTATAATATCTTCATACCGATATATTTTTTTAGCTTTTATCATTTTTTCGCAAAAACTTCTTGTAACATTTTTACCGTCCTTGTCAAACGTGTCTTCTAAAGGTGAGTATTGATATCTCACTTTAAACGCCAAGCCTTTAACATCTTTATCTTGTTCTGACTTTGCATTAGGTCTTGCTGTCCCAGTAGACACAAATTCCCAAATTTTAGATAAAGTGCTTTTTTTCTTTTTGTTTAATTCGTCAACCTGATAATTTAAAGCCTCCTCTTCGTCATAATTAACTTTTCGTTCGTCAATTAATTCCCACTCGCTTAAATCCTCCTCTTCCCCGAGGTCTTCTAATTTTACTTCTTGATGCTCTTTACAAGGCATATAATAAACAACTCCATCTTGTTCATGCTCGTGATACCCTTCGCAATTTTGTTCTTTGGCTTTTGCTTCCGCCTCTTCTATTGTTTTATAGGCCTCTTTGCCATCAATTTTTTTTAAGTTAATAGCCATTTCAACTCCAGTTTCCTCTTCAATGGTTTCTTTATCTTGTAGCAGGTTATCCACCTCTGTAAATTCTAGTGGCTGTAAGGTCGTAAAGTATAGGTTTAAGGAGATATCGTTGTAAGCTAGTATATTATCAAAGCTGTCAATTAAAAGCTCCTGAAATGGCCTTATAACGGTGTTGTCCATTAGAATAGAGGCAGTTTTTATTTCGTCCGCATTTGACGAAAAACCACTTGATGTTTTTATCCCTAATAAAAAAGGTGACACAATTCTATGAGCAATTTGAATTTTCTGGGTGCTCTCCTCTGACAAGAATTGATACTGATTGTGCGCGTCGCTTAATTGCACAGGCGTAATTTCTGCCTGGCTTTCTTTGTTATCATTAAAGGCTATGATAAACTTGCCCGCATTGTTGGTCCCAGAAAATTTTTGCGCTATTTTTGTTTCTATTAATTGGCGCTCTTGCTGATTAGGTGTCCCATTATTAAAATTTATAAGCATTGACGGACTAAGGCCCGAACGTATGTTATTGATGTGATAGTTTGACACCTCCTCTTCAAGCTCACAATACTGCAATCCTCCCTGATAATCGACAGGAGAATAATAATAAAAGCCTGATTTGTAAGGTTTTATATAGTATATCTCTATGCTTTCTTTAGACATACCAAAAGCTGGTATTCTTAAAGGCTCATCAGTTTTTTTTATGTTTGCCCAATCATTATAATAATAATAAGCTGGTATATCGCCATCTTCATTGCATTTTTCTGCCCTTAAAGTTTCAATAGGCATGTGCTCTAATTGAACAATCTTGCTCCTGTCTTTGTTATAGATAACCTGGATTGCCGCTTGCCCCATTAATTTTAAATCATAACAACATCTTCTTACAACATCTTTTCTAAACAAAGAAATCATTTGAGCATACTCATTAGGTTTTCGGTTGCTATCCGTAGCATTTAAACCTTTACCGTAGATTGCTTGCGAAATGCCATTTATAGCCGCATTGTTTGTTGGAGAGCCATTATACCGATCGATTAAAAACTGAAAATAATTATTATCTTCTCCGTATTCAATCCAGTTTGCGCCATTAACTTCTTTTACTTCTGGAGACGTATATGTGCTAAGATTAACAAATCCAAATTCTGATACTTTTGTTTTGCTAAATTGCCCTTTGCTATTTCTTTTTTTCATATTACAATATAATCATTATTAAAACCATCATATTCGTCATATTGGCCTTTATTTAATTTGTAGAAATCATTTAAAATTTGTATATCATCTTTTTGCGCTGTGCAAAATATTCTATCCTTAAAAATCACTACTTCTTTTGTATCATCTACATAAATAGTTAAATCGTAAAAGTGTCCCTCTACCAAATTTGTATATGTAGAATTATAAACTTGAAACTTATCGTTATCAATAAGAATATTTCCAAGTCCCGCAACTCTTGGCACTAATATATAATCTACAGATACGTTTGTGCTATCATCTCTTATAGTCATAAAAGCGCTAGTAGAGTATTTCCTAGGTATGCAAGTAAATCTGTTGCCGGCTTGTGGTTTAAATAAAATCATCTATATATATAACGTATAAAAATTACTTATTTGTAAAAACAAAAAAAAGCACCCAATTAAGGATGCTTTTAAATATAATATAATTAAACTTTAATTTGGATTGATAACCCCAGTATCATTTATATCTGGTCCACCCCCTAGTGCAAACTCTAAAAATAAAGGTGCGGTTTCTTCCATTCCTTCTAATACAAGAGTAAATCCTGAGAGGTCTCCCGCGGCTGCTCCAGTTACAACTGTTCCACCAGTTACTTCCATTCCATTCTCAATACCACAACCAAAGTAGTTGCCATAGTAGTCTTCAACAATTACATTAGGTCTTGCAACCGCTATAAGCTGCAGTTGTTGTTGAGTACAAGCATCAAGATACGTTAGCGTTAAATTTAAAGTTTGGGTATAAAAAGTTGTGCCATTTTCTCGAGAAGATGTTACAGCCGTTTCCAAGCTTGAACTTCCTTTTACCTGGTACTGAAACCATTTTGTGTCTGCACTAGCAATGTAAACAATTGTTGATGCACAAGTTTCTTCGTCATAAGTAACTTTATCTATAAGACCAAAATCCTTAAAGTACACATTTTTAATTCCGCCAAAAGCGCTTTTACACGGTAAATTTCTTCCCGCAGTCAATAAACAAGCCATATTTTTTTTTGTATTATGCTGATTATCAAGCAGTTACACCTGCATCAGCGTTGTTATTTTAAAAAAAAGAGGTGAGCAGATTAACTACCCACCCCTTTATTAATTAATTGTAACTATTTGATTATCAAACAATTACGCGTATTCTACTAAATCTTCAGAAATTCCGAATTGTACAGCAGAGGTAAATCTCATAATCATTCTTACATTGTTACTTCCATCAAGGTCCGCCATATCCAAAGTCTTAACTTCGTTTGTTGAATTTAAAAGGCCAGTTCCAAAGTATAAATTTGAGCGTTGTGCCGCATACATTTTGTTGTCAGCCATTCCTGGGCAAACAAAGATTTTAACGCCATTCACCGTAAGGCTTCCGTTGTTCCACCATTGTGTTCCCATATTAGCCACACCATTTGCGCCAAGTCCATTAGCAGCAAACCCGCCAAGTGCCTGAACATATAATTTAGCTGCCTTACTTCCGATATAAACAAATAAATCTTCTTTACCATATAATGCTGCTGGAATTGCATCAACTACTTTAGATAGCTCCGTGATAATATTTGCGGCGTCTAAACCACCCGCTACTGCTGCTACTTGCTGTGCTGCTGGAATATCTCCTGCGGCTGCTGCTACTGCAATTAGTTTTTCAAACCCATCAAAAGAATTGTTTGTTGCTGCTGCAGTATCTCCTTGCCATATATTAAATTCCGTATTCTGCGCAACCTCCGCAGCCACGTGAGCAATCATAAAGTCTGCAAATTTTGGAGGAAGTGTTTGGCCTAAACCAAATCCCATAGACTGGCTTTCCCAATCCTCAACAAAATCGTACTTACAAAGCTCTAGGTTTACCTGTAATTCTTTAGGCTCTAATATTCTCTCCGTTAAAGTTACAGACGAATTAGGTACAAAAGCACAACCCGCAGTTGTTACTATTGAACCAGTTGCTAATTTTTTTAAAACCTCCTTAAATGAGATATTCGCCTTTACAGTTAATCCTCCATCATCAATAGTTGATGCAGAGAGAAGACTCGCCGCAATATACTCGCCAGCGAATTGGCCCGCATAAGTAGAATTTACTACTACGGCTGTTGCTAAATTTACGTTTCTTTTATTCATTTTTATTTATTTAATTTATTTAATACTCTATCTAGTGTTGTGTTAAATTGCCCTTTACCAAATTGCACTTTTGTTTTTTGCGATGCTTTTGCTTCTGGGTTATGTCTAATAGGCTTAACGGCAGAGAGCTCTTCTTTTACATCTTCCATTTCTTTTTTTTCTTTCTCAGCCTCTACTTTGTCAGCTTTCAAATCAGCAATGGCATCCTCTAGGTTTTGAATTCTTTTTTCCATTCCTTTCCAATCCGCAACATCTGCTTCTTCTTCCATTTCTTTTTTTTCTTCTTCTTTTAAATCTTCAGTTTCTTCAACTTCTTCTTTAACTGGCACCTGATCGGACACCTCACGGATATCTGCTATCATTCCTTCTTCTTCTACAACAACCAGTCTTCCGTCCTCGAGAATATATTCCCCTACCGGCATTGCCACTTTCTGGTCATCGGTTACAATGAATAACTCATTTCCTTTCTCAAATGCCTCAGCACTTATTATTGTGCCATTTTCCAACTTCATTTCCATAAGTTTTACCTCTATGTTTAAAAGTGTTTTAATTTTGTTCAATGTGTTCTTGTCTTTCATACTATTTATATAACGATTATTAATTAATTTTTTGCATTTTCAATCTGTTCTTGTTATTACACCAATGCCTTGCGCCTGCATAGAGCCGTCACAACAAGAGATAGAATACTTGTTTGTGTCCCAACATAAACATGCTTGATTGCCTCCTGTAGGAGAGGTCCTACTAGCTATAAACGTTTTATTGTTTTTATTGCCCCTCTGCATTTAATATATCTTTTATTTTATTAAGTAAAATATCATCTTCACTCATTAAGTCTCCTAATGTTTTATCTTTAGGTCCCTCCATTTTATCCGCAAAATATCCTTCAATACTAAAACCTTTTACTTTGTTAGTTTTTACATAAGATTGCCAAACATCGTCATTGTTTACTTTTACACTTCCCATCCAAGTACCTAATGGCAAATCCATTCCGTATTTTACACTTTTATCGTGCACTTTATCTTCTATTAACCAGCTCTCTACCAGGGTTAAACCATTAAGGACCTCGCTATGTTCAAGCGTCGAATTACTTTGGTTGCCGTTTTGTAAGAACATTTGGGATGCTTTTGCGATAGTATCTTTTGAAAAATATATATAATACTCCCCACCACTTCCTTTGCGATATATGGGCTTATTAGGTATCAATAAAGCTCCCATAAGTATTTTTTTTTCTTTGTCTACCTCAGCTAATTTTATTTCCTGATTTTTTAAAGCAACAAAATCACTTTCTATAGCCGGCGCCTCCACAATTGATATCGCATCTACTCCGGCCTCAAAATCCTCTTCGTCTAATATAAGCTCAATTATCTTCATATATATATAACGTATAATTAATTAATCTTTGCGTTTTTGTGTTAAATACTTGCCCCCTCTATAATATTTCGGTCTAATTCTT